TCCCTCAAGAGTTTGTGCTAAATCATCTGTAGCATTAGCAAACCTTCCTTGACCTGAAAATACTTCTTCAAATCTTTCAACTGTTTGCTCAATTGAAACTTTTGCACCTTGTTCAAAGCCAAGTAAAGCCCTTACACCTTTTTCTCTAAAAACATCTGCGGCGGCAATACCACCGCTAAAAGCTCTTTGTATTTGACTTGCTGTCGTTAAAAAATCTAAACCAGTTACAGCCGCAACATTTCCTGTAATTTCTAGTATTCTTGATAAATCATTTGCATCTTTTGATACAACAGCAAGATTTCCAGAAGCCGCCGCTATTTCTTCTAAACTAAATGGAACTTTTGCGGCAAAATCAGCTAAATTATCAAATGCTTTTGTACCCTCTTCAGCAGTTCCAAATAAAAATTTAAATCTTACTTGTAAACTTTCTACTTCTTTACCAACTCTAACTAAATTTGATATGACCCTTCCAGCACCAATTGAGGCTAAAGCCGCACTTGCCGCTAATGCGGCTGTTTTGATGCCGCCTAAACCCTTTTTAGATTGTTCAACTGCTCTTTTGGTCTTATCTCTTGCGACTATATCTATATTAACTTTTTTTGTCATTTATCTCCTAGATTTGGCTTTCATTCGAGCAACATTTGCCTGATGCTGTTCATGTTTTCTTTTATCTTCTAAAAATATTATCCAAGTCATAAATTCCTCAACTGAGAACTCCATAACTTTATGTATAGGTAATTTAAGATAATCAGCCAACTGAACTATCGTGTTGTAGTCGTGGTCGTTATCTATTTTTTTTTAATGTCTTTTTTTGTAGGTGTTTGCATCAACCAAGTAGCCGCCTCTGATAAAACATCGGGATCAGCTTTCTTCATCAATGCCATTTTATGTTCAAGTGTAAATAAATTCTTGCCTTGTTCATCTAGTGCAAGTTCTATAAGTGCGTATGCCAAACCCTCAATTGGATCAAGTTCCATTTTTTTAAATAACCGACCTTTCTTTTCAAGATTGATAGGCTCTTTATAAAAAGTTAAATCCCATTCCTCAAAGTATTTGCTTTCGCCTTTACTTAATGAGTTGTAATGATCCTTGATCTTGTCGATTGCAGACATACGCAATTATTAAATTATTTACTAATTATTGTCAAATTATACTGTTGTTCTAGTTATTCCGCCAGTTCCTTGAACAGATATAGATTGTCTAATCGTATCGTCCATAGTTACTGATGTTGAGTTTCCAGTTACAATACAAGCTCCTTGCAGTACAAAATCGCCACTATCGTTACCCTCTGGGTGTAAAAATATGTTTACTGATGCACCTTCAATGAGAACTCTTTGACCATTTGTATCTGTTTCGTCAAAATGACACTCAATAGTTGCTGTAAATGATGATCTACTTGCAACAAATGATTTTGCTGAATTTGCTAGTGCAGTTGTTTCAATTACATCTGCAGTCGTCTCAAGAGTAAATCCTGTTACTTCTGCTACTGTGTTTCCGCCAACCTTTACTAGACCAGCACTTCCTGTATGTACAGCCATTATTCTTCTCCTTCGTCTGTGTTAAATGATTTTGGTTTTGGTTTAGTTTTTTTTTCTGCTGGGTCTTTCCAACCAGCCTCTTTGAGAGATTGAGCTTGATCTTCCCAAACCTCAATTATGTCGCCTTTATTTTCTAGCTTAATTCTTTTAGCCATAAAATTCTCCTTTAAGGTGTACCACTCGTAAATGAGTATAAGCACCTAACTGTTATTATTACTCCCCCATAAGGAAATATAGTTCCCTCGTCTGTTTCAATAGAAACGATTTGCGTATCAAGTGCGTTTCCATTTCTAGTTCTATCACTATCTAGTGCAGTTTCAACTGTTGATACTAATTGATTTCTTTTCGTATCGATGTTTGTTGTCGTTGCACTTCCATTAGTAACAAAACCAAATATTCTAAAATCAATCGTACCTTGTCTTGTAATGCCAGTATTCTTGATCGTAATATCTTCTCTAGTTTCATCAGCAGTTTGAACAAATACTGCTGGGAATTGTTGCTGTGATAATTCTTCAGCATCAAAAGGATTTCTTTCTACTTTACCAAATGTAATTGGACTGCTAACCGCAGATAAAGTTGAAACAATATGTGCCGCAATATCTTCTCTTTCACTCATAATCTTAAATCTCTCATCATAGTATCAGTAAATATTTTTACTGCTTTTTCTTCTTCTTTTTTACCAACTGAGAAAAACTCTCTTTTAATTTGTGCTTTACCAACACCAAGTGTATCGTTGTAAAATGCTTTCAGATTTTGTTGTCTATTAGGAAAAAATATTTGTCCTTTTGTTTTAGAAAATGTTTTAAATGACATATTCCCTAACATTTGACCTGATCTAAATAGATTAGGTGTTGTTGTTCTTCCTTCTTTTGCTCTGCGTTTTGCATATTTAGGTGAGTAAGGTCTGAAAGCTCTACCTTTGAAATCTCTACCTTTTCTTGTCCTGTCTTTGATTGCGTTTTGCAAAAACATTGCTGTTTTGTTTAGTGCTTTTCTTGATGCGTTAGGTATCTTTGTCTTTAATTGACTCAAAGCACCTTGAGCCGCAGTAACTTCAACATTAATATTTACTGCAACCACTATCTAACCAATCTAAGTTGATGTATTGCTACCTTCTCTGCATCAGCTATAGAACTATCCTCGTCAGCATCATACTCAATACCATCTCTCAATATGTCAGAAAACTCATCTTCATATGCTGTACGATAATAAGTTCCCATTTGTTGAAATCTATCCTCGTCTCCTTCAGAGTTAAATTTAGTCAATGCTGGGCATATGTAATACCCAAGTGTTCTGTAAACTGTTGCTCTAGTCCATTGTGAGTCTGTAAGTAAAGTTAAATTAATCTCTATGCCACCAGCATAGCTTCTGTTTCTTGATTGGTTGCTATGATAAACAGACCACCATCTGTTTCTAATATCTCTTTGCACATCTGCAATTGCTTGAGTTACAAATGCGTCTTGCTCACTTGTCGATAAACCCATATCGCCTATATCAGGCTGATATACTAATAAATCTGATCTTGTTGCAAATGCCATAATAAAATCCTTGTTAAATAAGTTGGAGGGAGAGGAAAGGTACTCTCCCCCCTAGTTGTTGATCTAAAATCTAGTAAAATTACTGGATTGAAGAATCAGCTTCGATCTCACAACCATGTCCATCGATTAGTTCACCAACACCATAAACTGCTGTTGCAACTAACTCTGTACCTCTGATTGAGGCATCTCTTTGTTGTTCGATTTTAAGGTCTTGCATCATTGCTAAACCTAGTGCGTCTCTGTGGAAAACAGCACCTTTATAATCACCAGTTGTTCCCGGCTCATTACCAGATGCGTCAGCTATGTTTGATGTTTCATAAACATCAACACCAGCGATCTGACCTACAAAACCAGTTCTCAATGCTTCATTACCAACACCCGGATTAGGGTTAGCAAAAGTATTTGTCAAACCAGATTTCAAGTCAAATGCAACTTGTGGGTGTATAACACAAGCGAGGTCATCACCCGGAACACCAGCCGATCTAAGTTTTGCTACTGCTTGGAAAATTAGCGATGCAGACATAGCTGTTGAGTTTGATCCAACAGTAGTTGAAAACCCACCAAATAGTGCAGTTAAGTCTAAATCAATTTTCTTTGCAATTGCCTCACCAAACAATTTTCCTAAGTCTCTGATTACATCTGATTCAGATACATTCCTAGAAAGATCAGTAACAGTAGCCATAATTCCGACTTCTGATACAGTCAAATCTTTTTTGGAAGTTGAGACCGCAGTATTTGTTAGGTCAGTTGCTTCTGCAACAGCCGCCGCAGATACAGTTGGGTAAATTGGCACTTGTAGTACCTTGCCTGAATTGTTAGGCATTTGGAAATTTCTGACAAGACCTCTCATAATTGATCGCTCAGAAGCTACAAATAGAGCTTCAGCAACCAATGGGGAGATCAAATCATCTAATGTCGATGTTGTTGTTTCGTTAGCCATAATTTTCTCCTATATGGTTAAATTGTTATTAATAATTTTTGAATTTTTCCTTACGATATTCCATGTATCTGGCTTTATCTTCAGGATTATTCATATTTAGTTCCGCCAAATTTAACGGTTTAGGTGTATCACCGCCAACACTCGATTTACTTCCAGCACCACTTGGTGATGCTACTTTGAAATGAGGATTGTCATTTAGAAATTGTTCAACATATTCTTTGATACTCATTGGTTCTGCTTTGTCGTTAAAAATTGGCAAGTTATTATCACCAATAATTTCTGCTTTACCATCTTCGCTCAGTTGAACTTTATTCTTTAACAAATTGACTACTTGCTGTGGTTTTATAGCTTGTTGATTACTAGCTTCTTTAAGTAATTCATCATCAATTCGTACAGCTTTTAACTCGGCTTTTTGTTGTGCAATAATAGCATCTTTCTTTGAAACTGTTTCTTTTAATACTGTTTCAAATTCGCCTCGTTCTTTTTTCATCTCTAACTCTCTTTTTTCTTTTTCTTCTTTGAGTTTTCGTGCTTCGTCTGGATCAATGCCTTCAAACATTTTTTCAAGTTTTCTTCTTTCTCTTGCCAATCTGTTTTTAAAAGCATTGTCAAACTCCTCTTGAGTAAGTAGTTTTTCTTGAGGTTCTTCCTGTTTTGTTTCAAGAGATTCAGTATTCTCAATCTCCGTTTTTTGCTCGTCAGCCATAGTAGATTTCTCCTATATTATTAAATCGCCATTTTCATTATACCAACTCGGATCAGTTGGTTGCAGATGGTGTCGGCAATTATAACCACCTCTGCTTATAAATGGATCGGAAGTAGATTTTCCTTTCCAACTCTCAGATGACCACTTATCCCTAAGTTCATCTTCTGAAAATATTTTTCCTCTATTCGAAATACAAAATGGTCTACTATCACCAATTATATCTCCATAATAGAGAAAATTTGTAAGTCCAGCTTCAGTTGCTTTCGCTTTTGTAAACTGTCCATCAAACTCCATCAAACTATCGTGTGCTAACTGCTTTGAGTATCTTCTCATATTCTCACCAGTTCGATCAGCACCATAGAAAGTATGCAACCTATCTATTGCTTTTTGCCTTGCGACTTCATCTGTTGTTGTTGCTACAAACTCTACCAATTCATCAATCTCATCTACATCAGCTTTGATATAAACTCCGTTTATTCTTTGCTGTAATTCCTTTTGCATATCGGTAAATGATTTACCAGCAATTGTCGAGGAGTAAACATTATCAGCAAGTGCATTAGTCGTCTCAGTTGCAATATCTAAAAAGCCAGTAAACTTTAATCTCTTGAGATTTGTAATCGTCTCAATATCAACCTCAGTAAGTGTTTTAAACTTTGCTGGTATTGGCAAGTCTTTCATGTTTGCAACAATGACTTTTGCTAACTTGTCATACTCTCTAACTGTGTTATCAGCCCACAGTAAGTAATGTTTATCAATTGCTTCTTTCAGCTTTGGTCTAATCTCAACTGCTAATCGTGCTTCAAATAGTTTGCCTTGCCTCTGTGGTAATTCATTTGCAATCTTAACAACATCTCTTTCAAGATTTTCAAGTGCGATGTTCAATCTATTATTATGTCTAAGTTCAATATCATCTACTAGGTTTTCTCTAGCTTGTGCAAGTTTCTCAATCTTATCCATTATCTTCTTTTGCCTTGTCCTCTATACTTTTTAAAACTTGCTTTTTTCTTTTTATTCATTGTGCTTGTGATTGGATTTCGTCCAATCGATGTACCTTTTTGTATAGGCACATGAGCAGAATATGTTTTACTCTTTCTCATTCAAATTTTTCCAAAACTCATCAAGTGGGTTATGTTCACAATTCATGCATGGGCAACTAGGACATTGACTACCATTTGAGCAATGACATTCATGCTCACAGTTTTTGCACATCATTCGATTATCCTCTTTATCCGTAAACGACCCATGTCATTTTCAAGTTCAACCTTCAGCTCACTACATTTTACATATATTCCCTCTTGCTCCTCACCTATTTGTCGAGAAACAATTCTCTTTTGAGATAAACAATCTGACATTCCATTAGTTGGAACATACTCTAATACTTTATCGCCATCTTTTATCATCATCATTACAAATACAAGTTCGATCATCAGTAAGTTCCATTCTTTTCTTCAAGGTCAATTATTCTTTCTTCATGGAACTGTATAACCATGTCGTTCTTTTGTATCATTGGTCTT